TAATGAGTATACTGGTGAGTCTAAAGTTGTTTTAAATCATCATGGAGAAGATTATACAGGATTCGCTCTTCTTCATCCAAATGACTGGGCAAATGCCAGTAAATATGCCGGCTGCCGCATTGCAGAGAAAAGAGCGCATATTAAATATCTTAAAAAGAAAAGAGATGAAGCAAGGCTAAAAAGAAATGCTCTTATTTCTTTTTATAAAGATTTAAATAATGTAGCATTTGATACAACCACAACTATTCCTACTTTTGTTATTAAAAGAATTTGTGTTCATATTAATTACTGGAATGAAGCATATAAAGATGCTAAATATCAAATTGATTTTTTAAATAAATCTATTAAAGATGATATTGAAGCAAGAGAAAAACTTTTAAACAGGACAAAAGAGAAGAATTAAACTTAATAAAAAGTTATATTTTAAGAGAAGTAATTAATTGCTTCTCTTATTTTTTACTTTTTAAAGGAGGATATTCTATGGCAAAAAAAGTTATTGATATTAGTCAATTTAATACAGTAACAGATTGGTCAAAAGTAAAAACAACTGGATATCCTGTGATTATCAGAATTGCATACAGAGGAAGCAAAACTGGTATTATTACATACGACCCTAAATATCAAAAACACAAATAGGCTGTTGAAAAATATAATATTCCACATTCTTATTATTTTTTCCCTTGCTCTATAACTCGTTCTGAAGCACATGAAGAAGCGTTATTTATTAAAAATAATATAGATGTTACAAAACTTAACTTACCTGTGTTTCTTGATTCTTAGGTTGTTCAAAGAGATAAATCTGGTCGCTCTGATAAATTATCAAAAGCAAAAAGAACTGAACTATTAAAAATCATTTGTGATGACTTATTATCTTTCGGTATACCATGTGGAATTTATGCATCTCGTTCTTGGCTTTATAATAATTTAGATATGAGTCAAATTGCTCCTGCGGCAAATGATAATACATGGGTGGCTGAATATGGGGTATCAAAACATAAATATACTGGTAAAAGAATTTTATGGCAATATACGTCAAAAGGTTCTGTCTCTGGAATTAATGGAAATGTAGATTTAAGTACATTTGAAGGAATCCCGAATATGGCGGCAGCTGCTAAATCTGAAGAAAAAACCTAGCCTAAAAAAGAAGAAACACCTGTGCCCGCCAGTTAGATTGATTTAATTATTAATACAGCTAAAGAAGAATTAGGTTATCTTGAAAAGAAATCTAATTCCTCTCTTGATGATAAAACAGCTAATGCTGGATATAATAATTATACTAAATACTGGAGAGATATTAAACCAGATTTTCAAGCACAGCCTTGGTGTGCGGCTTTTGTATCCTGGGTCTTTATGAAGGCATTAGGCCAAGCCCGCGCCAAAGAATTGCTTAAACATTGGCCATATGTATATTGTCCAACTATGAAAGGATTATTTACTTTAAATGCAAATCCTAAAGTTGGAGATATTGTAATATTTTGGAGAAATAATGTATTTGCACATACTGGAATTGTAATTGCTGTTGATGGAGATAAATTCACAACTATTGAAGGAAATACTTCAGGAGCAAGTGGAGTAGTAGATAATGGTGGAGGAGTTTGTCAAAAACAGTATTATAATAGTAAATTACCAGGAACTAAATTCTGTAGGCCGGCCTACAAAACAACGAATATAACTTAGCCAACCAATCAAGTTGTTGTTGCTGATGATATTCATACTGTAAAATGGAAAGGAAGAGTTACTGCAAGTAGTTTAAATGTTCGTATGCAAGCTAAACTATCTGCAAAAACATGTAGTTTTAGTCCATTAAAGAAAGGTACCGAAGTTGGTGTATGTTATCAACAAGGAGAATGGTATCTAATTAAATATAATGGAAAATTTGGATATGTGTATTATTCATATATACAAAAAATTTAAGGAGGAAACAATTATGGAATTAGGTTTAATCCTTGCTGTTGCTGTATTAATTGAAGGTTTAGTTGAATACAGTAAAACAATTGTCGATATGTTTGAAACAGGAGAAAGAAAAACTGCTATTACTCAACTTATCACAATTATCTTAGGAATTTTAATTGCTTTTGCTTTTAATGCAAATGCTTTTGCTGTTCTTGGAATAGCAGTTAATCCAATTATTGGAACATTATTAACAGGTATTATTATTAGTAGAGGAAGTAATTACGCAAGTGATTTACTCTCACGAATAGCTAATCCACCTGTTGGATAAAAAATAAAGGGAAATAAGTTTAACTTATTTCCCTTTTTCTTTATTTATAAACTAAATACAAACGCTTCTTTCATTTTTTTCGCATTTCCATTTTTTACACCAATCATAATACCAATTATAATAAATACAATTATCACATTTTCTAACTTCTTTTTTCCGCATTTTTAAAACCACCCCTCTTTTAATATAATATCAAAAAATTTTAAATTTGTCAAGTAAATATCTCATTTTACTTACCTTCAGCAAAAAACAAAAGATTTTTTCTCTATTCATACTTTTCCTCATAATTTGATTTTTTTAAAAAATTATGATATAATTTACTTATAAAAATAAGAAAGGATAATAACAATTTTATGAAAAATTGGGAAAAAGAATTATATAATAAATTAACTGAAAAAGATAAGTGGGGAAATAATAACCATTTAAAAGAAACTCTGTTTGGTGATGATGAGTGGAGTGGCGTTAGAATGTCTGAAGCTATTGACCATTTAAAAACAAATATAGAAGAAAATAATTGGGGATGGGGATAATTATGCAAGATAAAGAATTTATTATTTTTTATTATGATGTAGATTCTCAAGGGAATACACCTATACCTGTAGAAGAATTGACAACTTGCTTTAAAACTTTACAAGAAGTTATGGGAGCAACCCGCGAAGTAATTTTTTTACCTAGTTGTTTTCATCATAGCGAATGGTTAAGCAGAGAAGAATATATTGAATTATTACAAAGAGAAATAGATAATCTTAAAGAAGAGGAAAGAAAAGAAAAAAGAGAAGAAGAAATTATTAATGCACTAAATTCGATAGGAAATGTTAATCCGCTATTTCCAGAAGAATTAGTAGAAAAAGCTATGATAAAAGATTGTTCTAACCATAAATGGAATTTCTAACCACAAATAAGATATGTTATAGTCTAAGAGGAAATATATATGGGAAAATTATATAATAAAAATTCAATAGAAAGTTTATCTCCTCTAGAATTTACACGACTTCGACCTGGAGTTTATGCAGGAGACACAACCTATAGTACACAATTATTAATAGAAATATTATCTAATTCTGTTGATGAATATAGAAACGGTTTTGGTAATCAAATTGATGTAACGATTCTTGGAGATACAGTATCTATCCGAGATTATGGACAAGGTTTTATATGCAACAGCTTCAGAGAAGATGACAAAACAATTCTTGAAGCCGCTTTTAGTGTTCTTAATACTTCTGGTAAATATAGAGAAGATGGAACATACGAAGGAACTTCTCTTGGTTCTTTCGGTATCGGCTCTAAAATTACTACCTTCTTATCTCATTGGTTAAGAGTAAAAACTATGAGAGATGGAGAATGGGAAGAAATATATTTTAAAGAAGGTGTTTTTCAAAACAGAACTTCAGGAGCAGGTGGTGTATCCGGAACTTTAGTAGAATGGCAACCTTCTGAAGAATTTTTTACTCATACCGAAGTAGAAATTAATAAAGTAAAAAATCTTTTTGAAACAATCGTTTGTTTATGTCCTGGATTAACAATCAATCTATCTTATAACGGAGAAGAAACTTCTTATTTCTCGACAAAAGGAATAGATGATCTTGTGGATAAGGCGGTCGCTGGTAAGGAGCTCATCTCATCCAGGTTTAATATGCAATTTGAAGAAGGTAAAAATAAGATGGATATGGTTCTTACCTATACATCAAATTATTCTTCAACTCTTGTTCCATATGTAAATACTGGTCTTACCGAGAGTGGTCCTCATATTACTCAAATTAAAACTCTTATTACACGAGAGTTTAATAAATTCTTTAAAGAAAAGAAATGGCTTAAAACCACAGATGATAATTTAACTGGGGAAGATATACAGGAAGGCATGTATATTGTTTTTAATATTACTGCTCCTAATGTATCATATGATGCCCAAGTTAAAAGTAGAATAACTAAAATTGAAATGAAACCTTTTACAACTCATCTTTCTGAATACTTGAGTTGGTGGTTAAATAATAACGAAAAAGAAATTAAGATAATTGCAGATAAAGCAATTAATGCTAAAAAGGCTAGAGAAGCTGCAAAGAAAGCTCGTGAAAAAGCGAGAGAGCAAACTAAGAAAAAAGAAAAAGCTCTTAAATTTGATAAGAAGTTAGCCGATTGTTATAGTAAAGATCGTTCTAAATGTGAAATTTATGTCGTAGAAGGAGATAGTGCTGCCGGTAACTTAAAAACTGCCCGCGACAATGAATTTCAAGCAGTTATGCCAGTCCGCGGAAAAATCCTTAATGTTCATAAAGCAACTATCGAAAAGATTCAAAAAAATGCAGAAATTATGACAATGATTGACGCTTTTGGATTAAAGATAGATGCTAAAACAATGAAAGTAACTTACGATAAAGATTCATTACGTTACGATAAAATTATTATTATGAGTGATGCCGATGTAGACGGTAGTCACATTAAGAACCTTTTCTATACGTTTATATGGAATTTTTGTCCGAAACTTATTTATGAGGGACATATTTATGCCGGAGTGCCTCCCCTTTATAAAATTACGTTAAGTGGCAATAAAGGATATAAATATCTTAAAGATGATGCAGCCCTTGAAGAGTTTAAAAAGGCTAATATTGGTAAAAAATATATCGTAAATCGCTTGAAAGGGTAAGAGAGAGTCTGGCCCTTAGCTACTTTTCCACTTACTAGTGGGGTTATAATATAAAATATTATAGCTAACGAGGTAGTCTCTATTTATAAAATTTTTATAAAATTAAGGTCATTTCAAGGCAACCTTAAAATAAAAATTTTTATATAAAAATAGAGATAATCTCGTGGGAAGAATCTACAAGATTATCTCCTAAAATAAAAAACAAGGAGATAAAAAAATGATAGGAATTTATAAAATCACTAATACTATTAATCAGAAAAGTTATATTGGACAATCTAATTATATTGAACGAAGATTTGCTCAGCATAAATCACCATATGAACAAACGAGATTTGCTGATAAACCATTATATAAAGCATTTAAAAAATATGGAATAGAAAATTTTTCTTTTGAAATTATAGAAGAATGTCCAGTAGAAAAATTAAATAAAAGAGAATAGTATTGGATTCAATATTATAATTCTTTAGTTCATCAAAATGGTTATAATATTAGATCTGGTGGATAGGGAAATACTGATGAAAATCACCCTAAGCATAAATTAACTAAATAGGATGTTATTGATATAAGAACCAGATATAATAATCATGAAAGATGTAAAGAAGTAGAACAATTATATTCTGATAGAATTGGTCATTCTGGGTTTTCTAAAATCTGGAAAGGTGAAACATGGAAAGATATAATGCCAGAAGTATATACTAAAGAAAATAAAGATTTTCATAAACATAATACAGGTCAAAAAGGTAGTTCTAATGGACGTGCAAAATTAACAGAATAGGATGTTTATGCTATTCGATTAAGAAAAAAGAATGGAGAATCTTTAGACAAAGTTTATGAAGATTATAAATATACTAGTATGACAAAAAAATCTTTTTCAAATACATGGTATGGATATAATTGGAAAAATGTTATTGTAGATTAACCTGTATCGACTATCTGCTTTGTCGCAGAGTAGAATTACTATTGGTACGTAATTCAAAAAGGTAGCCCCGATGAAGGCAGTTAAAGCGTTAGCCTGAGGGAAGAAATAGTCAGTGCCATTGGTGACAATGGAATAGCACGTAGGGGAAATGGACGTAGAAGAGACGGAAGAAACTTTAAC